CATATTGTGTTATACAATTTGTGTAATTTTGTAAAATGAGATTTATTTTACTATTCAGTATAATACCATTAGGTATAATTGCACAATATAATTATTGTGATAAGGATTTAGAAATAAAGCTCACAACGCAACCTAATTTAAGTTACAATTGGAATGTGGATGGATACATCACTACAGAACAGGATGCAACATTGAATATAAATCGTATCGGAACGTTTCAAATCGTATTAGAAATTACTAATGAATTTGGCTGCACATCAATTGAAAAGAAAATAATACAAGCAGACGAATGCAAAGAATGGACTTACTACGCTCCAAATGCTTTTGTTCCGGATGGTGAAAATAAAACTTGGATACCAAAAGGAGAAAATATTACAATAGATTTAATTACCATTTACACACGCGAAGGGCAAATAATATTTGAAGGTGTGTCAGAATGGGATGGTGGAAAGTATCCAGGTGGAGTTTACGTTTACACCTGTGATTACACCACTATTTTAGGGACCAAGTACAGAGATTTAGGACGCGTAACTTTGGTGCGCTAAATTCCCTTTTTACGTCTTGTATTCTTTTGCTTCCTTACCCATTCAATCAATTTTACACAAGCAAAAAACATTGCAATTGTAGCAGCAAAAAACTGAAATATTACAGTTAGTTCATGCAAGAATGAAAGTAGAAAACTAATAAACATTATTACCCAACCTGTAAAACCTGTTCCTTCGTTGTGCTGTTCCATTATACTAAGTTTTGTATGTAGTCAACAGCATCAGTTGAATTGGTAAAAGTCAATTCATTAATAGTATATTCCAAAACACTAATTAACAATATACCATTATTTGTTTGAAGATGTAAAGTTGTTTCATCAACAACCTCACAAAATTGTCCAGCAGTTACGTTTATATTTATCATTGCTTAGTAATTTGAAAGTAAGACATAACAGTTGAATCGCCAATTGCCGCGTTTTGAATTGCAAATATAATATATTGGTCAACTGTCCAATCAATATTAGAATTTGTTAATGCAGCAGTTGATGTTTGCGGTTCTTGAAAAAGTCCGGAAGTAATCGCGCTGTTATTTTGCGTAACTGTTGCTGATTTAATTACAGAATTTTTTTCTATACCGAAATTAATTTGTGCGTTTGCTGCTGATTGACTTGTTGAAATCAATGTTGCTGCTGGCACTGTTAATGAATCGGCAGTATTGATATAAATTCTAATCGTTGTTAAGCCCGCTGTTCCTGTCTTGCTTATTCTTGCTCTAATTTGGATTATATCTCCAACGGCAAAAGTATTTGCAGGCACTAATTGACCGAAAACTTTTGTGTTTAACAATGTTCCAGTTACCGCAGAAGTATCAATTACACTCTTATAAGTTGATCCTCCTCCTCCTAAACTATTTATCTGTGTTTGAATTGAACTTGTAACACCTTTTACATAACTTAATTCAGTAAGACTTGGATAAGTGGCAACAGGCAAAGAAGCAATTACCCTAGCCGCTGTAAAATATGCAATTTCGTTAACCGTTCCACTTCCTGTTATTGCGTCAACTGGTGTACCATCCAAGTTTAAAACCCACGAAGTGTAAGTTCCGCTTCCAGTATGATTTTTAATATCCACAACAAGCGCACCCGTTGCAGAATTGTAGCTTGTTACTTCACCGTGCATGTGGTTTGAAGGATCATACACAACAAGTATTTCTTGTAATGGAATATAAGCTAAATTTGTGTCAACAGTAAAGTTTTTTGTTCCGTTACTTACGCTGTTTGATGTTGTTGAACTTGTTTTATACCTATCCGCTAATGAATTAATGATAGGATTTGAAGGATCAGTATTGTCAACATTTACATTTGTTCCTGAAATAACAGATTCTACAATTGTTGCTGGAATTGTTGGCTTATTTAAAATTTCTTGAGGACCACTAACCGCGTCCCAATCGGCATTGTGTACAAGTTCCCAAACTGCAACACCTTCTGTAGCACTTAAACATAAATATTCGTATCCAGTATTTAACAGTCTGTATCTGCTTCCAATTAAATAACCTTTAGTTCTATCAAAAGTAGCATCTGGAACCAGGCCATTAATTGAATTTGCATAAACAACTCCGTCTGGTAAACCTGTACTTAAAGGAAAATAATATTGTACTCCATTTTCCCATTCTTGTTCATAACCAACACTACATTCTTGGGAAATTCCACCACCAAAACCATTGTCAAGTGTTCCGTTTTTTAACTTTGAACCGCTGTTAAATATAACTGCGCTTTCATCTAAATTAATATCATTGGTTGTTGTATTTCCTTCGTCTGTTACTTCTTGTAAATCTGGTGTAATAATTTCACCAATTACAACATCTACAATTTTTTGTACACTTGTTCTTTTAGAAGTCCCAGCAGCCCCATCCGTTGTATCGCTTACATCTACTGTATGCAATAAATCATTTAAGGCAACAGCCCCACTTTGTATGGGAATTGCGGGATCAGTTAATTTTCTAAATGTATCTGGAACAGCCATAATTTATATTGTTGCGCACACATCCGGTATGCAGTTAATATTTGATTTTAAAATTACATCAATTTTGATTGCAATAATCGCATATTCAAAACTTTTAGGCACTTCTTTTGGAGCTTCACCGTAACCCTTTACAGTCATCTTTGCAGCGCGGGAAGTTGTTGCTGTTCTCAATTCAAAATCACTCCCATCAAATATTAAAGATCTCAATATTCTTTGGTAAATTTCAAATTCAGCACCAAAACTATCACATGCAAGTTCTGACTTCTTTCTTGCTACAATTAAATCAAATGAAAAGGTGTTTGTATAAAGTTCGCCACCGCCTTTTAATTCGTCATCTTCAGACGTTGCAGAAATAGATCTTAATATCCAGTAAGAAACACCTTTGTAATTATCTATGTTATTCATTGGTGTAGCTTGCCCATCTTTAGTATAACCCACATAAGCACCATTGCTAAGTGTGGCCAAATTAAAGGTGCGCTCTAATAAACCACTTGTGGCAATCTTACTATTTCCGTACTCTATAATTGATTTAAGCAGTTCCATTTACCGTGTCTTGTGTTAATTTATTGATTTCGAATTGTAACACTTTTGCAAATAATGCGCGTTCATCTTTATTTACTCCAAATGTACGCCCGTATTTTTTATTCAATCCTTTTACCTTTCCAAAGTTCTCAGGCTTTTTTAATGTTAGTGCAATCTTAAAATTACCTCCAAAACTTACAAGTGGTGAATTGAAATCCTTAAATAATATTCCATTTAATTCGTAGTTAGGACGGGAAACTTGCGCTTTAACATCTGCCCATCCGCCTTTGAAATATCTTGTTTTAATTGGTGTTCCACGTTTACCAACAGCACTACCCGCATTTCTTGGTAAGGTTAATGGTTCCACCCAAATTTCTTTTTTTGAATAATCACCTGAAGAAGCTTTGTTACCTGCAATGTTTTCTAAATTTTCAAATATTCTTGCACTCATTGCATCTTGTGTTGACAATGCAGCCGTTACCAAAGCATCATTAAAACGTGCATCGTCTGCAAGCTTCAACAACCTTTTATTTAGCTCATCAATTGTCATGGTAATTGTACAGTATAACGTAAGTTTTCTTTGCAAACAAAACAGTCATCCCCTTGTGGTAATCTCATATTTTGTAAAACATTTCCCAAAGCTTCATTATACTTTTGTATGAAGAAATCGTATTGAGATTTTAAGTTTTCTTCGCGTTCAACACTATTGTTTACCCTTTCGTTTGGTGCAAAATGGATTGCATATTCTGTAATTTCAGCACCTAATTTATAAAGTAATGGCAATGCTGTAATTTGACTAATTGAGCAAAGCCATGAATAATAATTGCAAGAAACATTGTAGTTAAGTTCAACACCTGAAGTATGACCAAGGTTAACAAGTGGTCCCAAGTCAGAACCATTAATTGAAAATTTAACACCAACAACATCTGTATAATTTCCGCATGAAACAAATGAAGGTGGACAATTCCCACCACATGTTGAACGGTTAATCAATGTGCGCTTTGCAGCAACAATTGATTCGTAACCAATAACAATGTCAATGTCCCTTCCAAGTGATGTGATAACTTGATTTAATACGCTCCAATCGTTAGCAGTTACCGTAACATCTGCAATTAATGCTTTTGTTTGGTAGTTAAATATTTTTAAAGGGATTGTTCCCGTTGTAATCAAATTTAATTTTATATCTCTTAATGCAAGTGCAATGTAAGAAGGAGTATCTTGTTTTATTCTTACCCCTACCCATGTACTAGCACCAATTGCAGCAACAGTTTGTGTAGGATCAGGAAAATAACCAACAGCAACATTTGAAAGTAATGTGTTTCCCTTAATTCTTTTTGATAAAAAAGTTAGCATTTCAGAAGCCATTGCTTCACCTGCAAACTCCAACTTTTCATTAAATAAGTCAAGACCAGTTTTGTAATTGCTTCCCGCATACTGGTCAAGTAATTTCAAATTAATACCTAATTGATTAATGAATAATTTATAACTCACATTTTCCGTGCAAGCTTCTTTTATTCCTATAACATTTGAAAAACAATTAGGCATGTGTTTAAGTTTTAAATTTTGGAATGTTGCCCCAAGATCTACACGAGAACGGGGCTAACAAACCAAAAGTATTAATAAATTATGCGTTTTTTACTTCAATTTCATTCAAGTAATTTACTCCGTAGAAGTCATCACCAACATAGAACATATTGTCCGGTAAAGTAATGATTTGCGTCTGAGCAGTAACAGAAATTGAAAGTTCACCTGGACAGTCATCCTTGAACAAGATGTCAACAGGAACACCCGCGCGTGTGAATGCACCTAATCTAACATAGTTAGAACCTTGGATTGCTGCAGGAGGGAAACCATCTTTCCAACCAGCTAACTGGTAAGATAACAATTGAACCGCACCTGGTTGAGTAACGATAGCTTTGTTTGGAGAACCTAAAGCAGAAGCAATACGCTTGTCATAAGCGAAAGCAGTACCAAACATTCTTAATAATTCTTGAATGTTCAATCCGCTGTTAGTGCAGCAACCCGCCATTGCACGTTGGAATGCAGAATTGAAAGCAGGTCCACCAAAAGCAACTTCATTACCTGAGTAATTAGACATTGCAGTAGCTTGCTTTAATGTTTGTAACCATCCTGTTTGTTCACCTGTATTGAAACGTGTTGGAAGTTCAAGAACATTAGAAGCAATTACACCTTCAGGATTTCCAGCTGTGTAGTAAGCTTCTGCAGAAGTTGAAAAGCTACCAATCAATGAAGCTACTTCTGTTGCAGATTGTGTTGCTACAGCTCTATCAATTACATCTAAATGCAAAGCTAATTTCTGATTCAATAACGCTGCATTGTTTGTGCAATATTCAGCAATATCTTCAGGGGATAATGTTTCACCAGAAGTAATTGCAGGGTTAGTGATTTCGTACTCTTTTGTATTGTCACCAATAGCATCAAAAGGACCGCAAGCACCTTGCTCAGTTACTTGTGATTCTGGTAAACGTGGGAAGAAAGAAAGTTTAACTGTTCTTTTTTTTCCACCACCTGGAGCAACAAGTTGTGTAATTGCACGTGTGTTAACAGGAGAGTTTATGAACTCTAAAAATGGAAGCATCTCAGGTGCTTGACCTAATCCAAAAGCTTCAGAAAGTCCGGTTTGAATAGCGGGACATGCGCTATATATCGAGTTTAAAGACATTGTTTTATGTATTTATGATTTATGTTCTGTATAATGGTCGAACAAATCACCACAGGTTACATCTACAATGCTGATGTTAAGCACAAGTGCCAATAATTTTACAAATATAAATAAAATAAATAAAAAAGCCACAAGAAACTTAATCCTTGTGGCTAAACTTAAAACTATAATTAAATTAAAACTTACCAGACATTAATCTTGCACGTTCCGAAACAATACTTGGTGTTGGTATCCCTTGTGGTTCTTGTTTGTGTTCTATTTTCTTTGGTGCTTCTTTACCGTCGTGAGGTGACAAAGATATTAGCTTATTTGCAGCAGCTTCCATTTCAAACAATTCTCCAAAGTCAGCAAATCCCGCTTTTTTCTTTGATTGAATTCTTGCATTTGTAGCTAAGTCAACAACAAAAGGTTTTTCTTCTTCGTCCAATTCAATTTTATACTTTGAATTAAGATGTGCATTGAATCCAACCAATGTTAATTGGTCAAGATCTGATCTTAACTTAATTTCTTTGATTGCTTCTTTTTTGTATTCGTTAATCTTGGAATTACGTTTTTCAGTCTTAACATTTAAATCCAATTCTTCATATTGCTTTTGCAAAGATGTAACAAGCCCCGTTGTTTCTTCTAACTTTTTCTTTTGGCTTTCATACTTCTTTTCCCATGCTTTCACAGCCTCGTCACCACCTCCACTTGTAGATTTAATTTCTTCAAACTTGTTCTTGACTTTTGCGCTTCCAATCTTTAAAATTTCTTCTAACTTTTTCCCCTTTATTTCTTCAGGTTCAAACTCTACTCCAATTCCTTTGTATTCGCGTATCGCTTCAGTCTGCAAACTTCCAAGTCTTGAACCAACTACTTTTGAAATAATTGCTTCGTCTTTTATTGCTTCGCTTTTACGGATGAAATCATTACCAAATAAATCTTTGGCAGCATCAATAGTTTCTGTTGTTTCGGGATCTATTCCCATGAACTTTATAAGTTCAATTGCTTCTTCTGGTTTTATAGGCATGGTTTGTATATTTTAAATTGGTAATTTTTCAAATTCTTCAAGTAATCCTGAAGCATCTTCTACAATTGTGGTTTTTGCGGGTTTTGCGGGTTTTAATTTTGTTACTGGTGGTGTTTCCACTTCTTCAACTTTTACCCAGTCAGTTCTTTTGAATGCAATTGAATTAAACAATCTTTCGGGAACGTTTCTAAACTTATGCCCGTTGGTGCATTTAATAAATTTTTCCATTGGTTATGTATTATTTGACTACAAATTTATGGTTTATAATTACCATTTGCAATATTTCTTTGAATTACGGTATCCGGTACAACAGCAATGGACACCATGTTAAGTGAATGTCTGCAATTCCAACCGCCCCTAAAATTGAAAATTGTACTTGAATTGGTCCCTTCAATTTCACCCGCCCAAGATTCTTTTGCCCATGCTTCAACTTCTTTTCTGTGAAAGAATTTCCCCGCGCGTTCTTTGCAAAACGGTCTTGTTGTATCAATTGTCCCCCCCGCATAACGGAACCATTGCGCGTCCACTTGGTCAGCAACCGCCTTTGAATAAGAAGCATCTGCTACAGCTAATGCAGTACCCGAATTGGTGCGAATGTTAGCCATTAAACGCCCGTCCGCATCCTTTGTACCAAGTATAAATGTCTTTAACTGCTTACGTGTTTCAAGTAAACTATTACCCGCACTAACGTTAGCCGTTAGCAATTCAACAAATGGTTGTGTTAATCTTGTGGCTAATCCTTCACCAATTAAAGTTGAAACAGCATTATCCTTAGAAATTTGAAGTAAATCTTTCTGTACTTGGTTAGGTTTAAATCCTTTTTCAATTTGCTTTGCTAACCTATCAGATATAATTGCAGATTCATCAAATGAACTAATAAAAGCTTTCATTGCTTCTTGAAAGTCAGTATTATTTATTGACTTTTTTAGAATATCAATTATCTTGTATAGCTGACTTACATTCTTACGATTGACAAGTATTTTGCCATCTTGCGTTTCAAACTTGTCTATTCCTTCAAGAACAGATTCCCATATATACAGCTCAGATTTTTTGGCAGCATTCGCCAAATCTTCTGGGGCCGTTTCCAGAATGTCAATCTTTGCTTTTACAAGTTCATCAATTGTCATACAATAAGTTCAGCTCTCATTTCAATGCCTGCATTATTTATTTGTGACTTCGCAGCATCAATTAATTGCGCTTGTTGCGTTTCAAATGGCTGTTCAAAGAAGTTTGGATTTGTTCCTACCAAGTTATAAACTAAAACAAGCCCTGAATTATGCACAACATCCATCCATTTTTCCGCTGTACCACTTGCAATTCTTAAAGCAATTTCATCTTGTGTGTTGTTCAATAAGCTATCAGTATTTATAATCAATTCATAAGCTTTGTTTACATCCATATCACCATGTGAAATTGAATTTAAATAAGACCAGTACAATTGATACATTACAAATGGTGCCACTCCCATTGTTTTAGCCTCACTAATTGCAGCTAAATAATCACTTGGAGTATTAATGTCAAATGTGTTTGGTGGTGTTCCTGTAATGGTTATTGCGTCACCGTATCTTTGTAATCCAATATAGTCAAGAACTTTAAACGCCACATTAAACAATTGATCTGATACAGGCTTAATAAATGCGTATGTTGAACGCAATTTATTTAAACTTCCAGTAGCCGTTGCACCTTCATTACCTTGCACAGCTGCGTCCGAATCATTTAAATGTAATATTTTTCTTGCCCTATTTTCATTTGAATTAATTTCCGTAACCAAAAATTGAACAGTATCTATTGGAGGGCTTACATACTGAATTGGTGAAGCTAGGCCGTTTAGCTTGTCACCATTTCCAAACTGATCTTCAGGATTAATAAGTAATTCACCTAATGGACTAACACGTGGAACGGAACCGCGCCCCTTGCATGAAGGACAAGCATTCTTTTTACCCGCATCATTTAAAATATATCCATTATCACACTTTGCACCGTCAATTTCAAACTCACATATTGAACCTAACATAATTCTGTAAGGATAAATACATTTAGTTTTTGAAATGTTTAAGTTGTTTTGGTCAAGTAATACTAGGTCCAATATATCGGAAACATAAGAGAATACAGAATCAAAAACCACATGGTCATTTACAAAGTTTGGAATTCCACCCAATTTCTGTACAGGAATTTCACCACATAAATGTTCAAAGTAAATTACAGGCTCAGAAAATTTGAAATCTTTCATTTCTCCTACCTGTTCAATTCTATATATGTATGTGTCATCAAATAGATACAACACAACACCAATTTTACGTGGTTTACCCGCTTCAATTACAATAGATTTTTCTGTAGAAGAAAGCAATAAATAGTATTCATCTGGATCTTGACCAACAATATTTTTAGAAGAAAAGTAAACAGGATAAGATTCCACCAATTCATTAGATAATCTTTGAACACCTTCTTCATCTTCAACAGTTTTAAGTTCATAAAGGTCATGTGGCATTACCGCAATTACTCCGTTTGCATCTTTCTGCTTTAATGGTATTAGATAAGATTGCAACCAGTCATAAAATGAATTGTAATAAGGAAGGTAATACTTTAAGTAATCATTAATATCACTTACTAAAGCTTCATCACCTTCGATTTTAACAGTATAATTATTTCTATTTGCACCGCGCGAAAGTGTTGAAATAAAATCATTCCAAATTGGAAGTGTTACACTTTTAAATGTTGAACGGATGTACTCCAATTCTTCATTTGTTTGGTTTGGTGTGCGAAGATTAAACAATCGTTCCGGAAACAAAGCGCGTCTAGTATGTGGCTCAATTGCTTGCATTTGCTGCACCGCGTAATTGTAACCAACCCAATATTCTGGTAATTGATTTGGAATAGTATTAGAATTAACTTCACCACCATACAACTTGTTTAATGCTGCAAGTGCTGTAGTGTTGCCATTCTTGGTTCTATCTTCGCTCCAAGTTTTTGTTCTTGCAACAAATTCCCCAATTTCATGGGCTATGTATTCAGGACTTAACATTTAACTTTAGTTTTAGTTTTTAGTGTTGCTTCACCTTCGTAGTTAGCACCTTTTTTACCACCACAGCAAGCCTTTACGCTGCATGTAACTATTACTTTTTTTGCTGAATTTTTCATGCCTTAGTTATTAATGTTAATCCTCTATTATCTGGTGTGCGTAATTTAAGAATATTATATCCATAATTGGAAATGTAATCCATTAATCTTGCAACATCTTCAATATGGTCTGTATCATGGTAAGCAATAACACCACCTGAAGCAATCCACTTTTCAACAATCTTCCATTCAGGAAGTATGTGCTGCCAATGGTGCATTGAATCTACAAATATAAAATCAAATTTGTCTGTGAAATCTTGAAATGTTGAAGCTTCTGTTGAACTTCCTTTTATAAAATCCGCAACCGCCCCTTTGTTTGCCTTCCATTTAGAAGTTCTAAAATCACCAATGTCAATGCCTGCAAAATAAGAATCTTTAGGCATGTTTTTAATGATTTCAACAGACGTTTCACCCTGAAAAACACCTATTTCAAGTGCGCGTTTAGGCTGTATCATTGCAACCAAAGCACCCACAAAAGAACAAACTTCTGCTTCACTATTCCATAAATGACGTTCCCCATCTACTTTAGCGTCATTCATCATTTGCTCTATTTCACCGTTTGTTAGCATGTTTGTCTGTTATTATCTTATCAAGTGTGTAATTATGATTAATGCCCTTTGCAAAGTGCAAGTCACGTAATATTTTATCACACCAATCTGTGTAAAACTTATTGGTGAATCCTTTGCCCCCATAATAAGATTGTAAATAAAATTTTTCTCTTACTTCCAATGTTGTTAATGTTCTTTTCATGGCAAAGTGAATCATTCCTTCTTTGTCATCATTACCTTTACCATCAATTGAAGGATCAATTCCTAATGCAGCTAATGCAACATTCATGTATAATTCATCTGGTTGCACACCGCCCCACTTCATTCTTAATTTTGCCAATGGATTTTGATAAAACTCCAATGCTTTTTTGTAGATTGGTTCCGCTCCTACCTTATTAATCCAAACTAAACTTGAATTTATTGCTGGCAAAACTGCTTCTTCAGACAATCCAAAGTGCGCCCACAAATCATTTGCCCAAGCCCATTGCATGGATGGGATGTCGTTCCCTTCTTTTAATGTGTGATAACCAACTGTATGTGCTATGTATGGTTTGTTTGCACCTTGCAATTGTGCAATTAATGGTGTAATATCTTTTACAGCAACCGCGTCAACATCCAAATAAAGCGCATTGTCTGTGGTTATGTAATGGTGTAAATGTAATTTACTCCATGCTGGATCATTATTTCTAATGTGACCAAGTTCCATTTCAATTATAGAATCGAAAAGTTCTATCCTGTGTCCAATATTTTTTGTAAGGTTTGCAAGAGAATCAACAATCAGATGTATTGGAGTATTGCACCCCAATTCTTTAATAGAAAATGCAATGTTGTAAGCTGCGAAGTAATAACCTCGTTTGCCAAATGCCATTAAAATAATTGCTGTTGATTTGCTCATAAAAAAATAAAAGAGGGGGTTAATGCACCCCCAATATTAAGAAAATACACCCGCTGGAGTTGGATAAATCCCAGCATCGTCTTTTTCAGACCACGTTCCAACAAGTTCGAATCTTTGGAATTCAGTTTTAGTAGCTGGTATAATACGACCACCGCTAAATTTAATTCCTAATCCGTTCTGTGGTGTGATGAAAGTTACACGATTTGCACCGTATTCTTTAATGATAATGTAACCAATTCTGTCATTTTTAATTTGATTGTAAAAATCAACATTGTCAGCAGTTACGTTTGCATCAAATAAATTAATTGTGCGATCGTAAGTAGTAGGAATTTGAGTACCACCACCAACAGGCGAATCAGTAAAAACCGCACTTGGTAAAGGTAAATCAACTCTAACATTATTAATCAATCTTGCTCTACCCGCTGCAATTTCTGCAAGGATAGCTTCCCCGTCTGAGGGATCAGTCAAAGAACTTGCACATGAACCAATAACAATTGCGGGGGCTGCACCTTCAACGTACGCTTCACAATTAATTAACTCATGGTCTAGCAATTCTGCGCTGCAATAGCTTATGCAATTACCCATTTTGTAAGAAATTATTTCATTTTAACTTCTCGTCTATGCTGTGAAGATTCGGCACAAGTAATATATTGGCGTTGCAAATGTAATTATTAATTACAAATTATACAACCTACCATTTTCATTTTGGAATAACATCCCGTCCAAATCTTCATACAACATTCCAACTTCGTCTGTTGGTGTAATAGGTGCGCATGGTTGGTTCCTAAAACCACAAAGAACTTTTCTTGTTTTCTCCTGGAATGGAATCACAACTAAATCTACACTACCCAATGCAGTCTTATCACTCCATTCAATAACAGGAATCTGGTCATCGTTAATTCTAAATGCTTGTCCATTAATTAACATGTTGTCAAATCCAATCCACATTTTAAATAGGAAATCAAAAATAAATTCAGGCTGTCTTTCAATCCTTAATATGTAAGAATTTTGAACGTCAAAAAAGTTTATTTGATTCTTACCAAGTGAAGTCCGGTACTTTGTGAAATCTGCTAAGTATTGTTTTTTAAATAGCTTAACAACTGGATCACCACCCGTATCTTTTCCAAGTCTTAATGTTGGTTGAAATCTATTGTCTAATTCAACACCTGCCATTATAAACGTGTCAGCAAAGCACCCGCCAAATTCAATTGAACATGTTGTTGCAGAATCCGTACACAAACAAGGTGTTAATCCATCGTATTCAAACGGTCCTGTAAGCTCCACAATTACATCTTTAATTTTACCTTCAGAACTTGGTGAAGATGCGCTGAATTGTAATTGTAAATATCCATCCACAATTGGCGTGTAAGAAAATGTATGTACACCAATATCCCCTGTTGAAAGTAATGGACCAATTTGTGTTGTAACTTCATCTTCACTTAACCATGTCATTCGGTAAGTAGTAGCACTAGTCATGGATACCAATTCAAATGTAATTTGGTATGTAAATCCAGCCTCTAATAATGTTCCGTTTGACAATCTTCCTTGTCCTGAACCCGCTTCCTGTTCAAAGAAAAACGCGTCATCAAAAGTCCAACTTCCACTTCCATTACTTGTCCAGCAGTTTAAGTTTGTTGTTGGTAATCCATTACATATCCCGTTAAATCGCCCCGCAAAGTTGGTGCAACCATCAATATAACCTATCTTGTAACAAGCTGCTGGATAAGTGTTCCAATCAAATGTGTAAACAGCAATGTTATTGTAAATTGTAGGTGTTAAAGTGTCCACAATTGCGTCTGTTTCGCTATTAATTAAATGCACAAGGTTATTTACATTTACTGGACGGATAACAGGATTTTGGTTTAAACCATTTTCTAAAAGTATCGTTCCAATAAAAGGATCTGAAATTATTGTATAAGTTGATAGCGCACTTGCAGAAGAAACGTAAAATGTGTAAACTCCATTACCCATTATTGAATAGTCACCCCATCCTGGGACTTGAATAATCAAAACACCCGCAACATAAGTTTCAATACTTATTTTAAACTCCCAAAGTGTTTGAGTATTCCACGCAACATCATTAGTAATCGTTAATGTCGCACCGCTTGTACCATCTGAAGTATATATTTGGTCATCAAATGTCCAGCCTTCAGTAACTTCTATTGTGGTAAATTCACTACTTACAGCATCTTCACAAGGTGTTAAAGCAAATGCAACCTGTGTTTCGTCCGTTAAATCCATTGAATAAGTATATCCGTCCTGTTCTACATAACAAGGAACAACAGGATTAAATATTACAGGCTGGTTTTCAATTGGTGTAAATGCCATGGTTTTAGGTGCTGCTAATAAGTGTAAATTCTGTGTCAAATTTATCAAAATCGCTAATAATAACGGTATCAATAAAACCTTTGTTAGTTTGTAATTGTTGGAATCCATAAGAAAATTTGATTTGTTTAAATGGTCCTTCAATAAGTGACTTTACTTGTTCAAATGATATTGGTTGTTTAAAACTATAAGCATTTCTTTTATAGTCATCTGGATTAAATTCTTTTAGTTCGCCCCCTTCAATAACATCAATTTCATAGGTTTCAAATATTGTATTATATCCAACAGAAACATTATTTTCTGCAAAATAAACTGTTACATTGTCACCATATACCTTTTGCATCTTAACATCTATACATACTTGACATCCTTCTGGCAAAATTAATGGTGGCCAAATGTCACTTAATTGTTGTACTCCACTTCCTAATGCAACAAAAGATAATGGATTACCTTCTATTCTTAATAAAACATTTTCCCTTGCTGGATCAAATACAGTTAATACTTGGTTTAACAATAATACTTGTCCAACTGTTGCGCACGGATCTTCAGCAACAACAATTTCTGATTTAAAAGTAATACTTGCAAAACCAGGAATAGTATATGAATAAAATGGAAAGCCTGAATAATTAGAATTTGGATCTGAAATTATATTATTATAAGGAAAAAATCTTCCAGAAGTAATTGCTAAAATCCCATTCCAATTAGAAAAATAAGCAGGTTGGCCAACACCAATTTCACCCGCTGTGTTATCTAATACAATAGGATATGCACTTATAGTTACTGATTCAAAACAAGGTACAGGTACAGGATTAAATTCTTCCCTTGAAACTTCAAAAGGAAATAAACTTGCTGAAAGTCCTAAATAACTTGTATAAATACTATTAGGAACCGCCCCAATAAAATTTGCAGCTGTGTTATCATTTGTAAAATCACCATTATAAATTGTTTGTCCAATTCCTAACGGATCTTTTTGCCATGCTGCAAATGGTGATACATTTCCAAAACATTCAATTAAAACAGGAATAGCATCATAACTTCTATTATCATAAACAATAATATCTTCAATTGTATTATTATCAACTATAATTGGTGTATCATTAAAGCAATCTAGTACATTATCAATATTACATTCACCAATTACATAAAATGTTTCATCTAAAAAACCTCTAAATGCAATGTCAGGAAATGAAAGAAAATTATCTTCTATTACACTATCAAATTGGCTTGTATAAGTTTGCGAACCAAACTGAACACGATTAAATAATTGTTGTTGGTCGTAGTATGCAATAACATTGTCAACTTCTTCAATTGTTGTGCTAACTGTTTGATCTAAAAAATATTCAGCACGTTCAATTAATATGTGAGGAATTCCATTAATCAATTGAAAACCAATACCCAAGTTAAACTTACTTCTAATTGATTCATATAACTGAATAAATGTTGTATTAAAAGGTGTAATTACTGATGATCTTGACCTTAAAGAAGCACCACTTGTAATAAATAAATTAAAATTTCCACTATCACTTTGTATAGGATTACTTAAAAATGAAGAAATTAATTTAACCTTATTGTTTGAAATAAAATTAACACACGAATCAAATACATCAAACAACTTATAACCTCTTACAACTCTATTATAAATTCCAGTCTTAGGATTAAATGTAGTAAGTCTATAAGTAACTATTGGAGTAATTGGAACAAGTTCTTTTGAAAGGTCTGCACTTGTGTTAAAAGGTACATTTCTATTATTACCAATGTAACTGCTAAATGATTCATCAAATATTCTTGTAGATACCGTGCAACGTGTTAAATCAAATTTACATTCAGTTACAAATATATAACCTCTTACTAAATCATACCATCCACCAGTTCCGCAATGGTATTTTATTAGTACCGTTAATGGTTCGCAGTATTGATTAACTATTCTTAAATTGTTTAATAGCTTGTAAGCTTCACCACCCAAAATTAAATTAACATCATAGCTTAACAATACTGCATTAAGGGAACGATCACGCGCAAGTCTAATGGTAAAGTCATCCCAATTTAGTGGATCCTCGTATTGTTGTCCGTTAATTATAAATTGTATAGGCATTAATTCCAGTTATATCTTGGTGACTTATTGTTTGTAACTGCTTTAATAATTTCCTTTGTATTATTTCTTTCTGACTTTCTACTTAATTGTAATTCGCGTTCCATTCTTGCAGAATCCAACTTTGCATTTAACTTTTGATTTATTGCTGCAGATTGTGAAGCCTGAATAATTGGAACTTGAAAACGTTTGTAAATATACTCTTTTTCTTTGCCTGAATTTATAGCCTCTAATAATCCCTTGTTCTTTTTTGTTGCACCTCTATTGGTAATAAACTCATCACCTTCTAATTCTGCAACAACGCCACCTTGACTGTGAAGTGGTCCTTTAACTAATCCACCTTTTTCAAACTTAGGAATTGGACGGGCTGCAACAACCGCTGCTTGTATTGCACCTAAAGCAATAACCAATGGTATAATTGCTGCTGCTCCTGGGCCTGTTGTTGTAGCTTTTGAAACTGCTTGTGCTGTATTAATTGCAATATTAAATAATGCTTGTGCTTTGTCTGCAATTGCTTGTTGCCTTTTTACTTTTGCAACTTCATCTGCTAACTTTCTTTCTATTCCAGCTTTCTTTTCCGCATCGTCACCAGCAAGTTGTATTTCCATTGCTGCATTTTCTTCTAATTTAGCAATTCTTGCATTTCCTAATTCAGCACCTAAACTAAACAATTCATTTGCTATATTTACAGATAAATCTCTTATTTTTTCTTCATTTCTTTTTCTTTCTGCTGCAACTCTTTCAGCTAGACTAATTGTTGTTTGTGCATATTCTTCGTCACTTTCAAGTTTTGCTTTGTTGTTTTCCTTATTTTCTTTAACTCCGGTCTTACCTAATTCAGAAATTTTTGCCTGTGCTTCTGTTACTAACCTTATTCTTTCGGCCTCGCGTTCTTCATCATTCTTAAAGTTTTCTTCTAAAGCGTTTGTTTGAATATCTAAGTTAGCAAGTATTACATCCGTTTGATTTTTAATACTATTGTCTTTTATTACAGCCGTTTCAGCAATGATTGCTTTGGTTCTTAATTGTGCTGCAAATTCTTCTTCTAATAGTTTAAAAATATCAATATTTTCTTGTTCTTTGATTTTTACTTTAGCATCTGCTTTTTCTTTTACTGCTTTTTCTTCAGTTTTATTTGCATCAGCAATTCTTTTTTGTTCTTCTGCATTAAACTGACCTCTTAAATTTGCAATTGTCTTTTCACCATCAGCAATAATTGAAGCTTTCTTTGCTTCCGCATCTCTTACAACTTTATTAGCGTCAACCAATGGTGCAGTAACAAGTAATAATAACCTCTTTTGTTTTGCGCTTTCAATCTCCAATTCCGCGTCCGCAAGCCTTCTTTTTTGTGCAAGTAACTCAGCACTTAATTTATTTGTAAATTCTGCTAATGCTATTTGTCTGTCAAATTCAGCCTGTGTTATTTTACCACGTGTAACATCTAATTCAAGTTGTGCTTTAATCAATCCCTTTGCAGATTCTATTTGCGCAGCATTAGCCGCCTTAACAGCAGCAGCAGCAGCAGCAGAAGTTTCTGCAAATTCTTGTAATTTAGCAATAACAAATCCTAATGCAACAACTATTGCTCCTAAGCCCGTTGAAATTAATGCACCCCTAAATACTTTTAATGCAGTAGAAGTAGCACCAAGTGATGACGCGTATAATGTTTGTGCTGCAGTAACTACTGCCAACTTCAATGGTGCTTGTCCAGTAACTAAGTTTGCAAACTCTTGTGCTGCTGTAACTAATGCAAGGGAAGCTTGTACTTTTAACAATGCCTTGTTTACTTCTTCGCTTTCACCACCAAACAAAGCAATTGCACCTTGCGCTCCAGCGAATGCACTAGCAACAGCCTGAACACCACCAACAGCAGCATCAAACTTAAACGTGTCACTTGCCAAAACTCTTACGCGCTCCCTGGTATCACCTATCTGATCTTCTAACTTTGCAGCTTGTATTGTTAAATCCGTAAATGCTTTTGATCCACCTTGCCCAGCGGCATCCAATGCACTAATTTCATTCTTTAATGCTTTTAATTGTGCCGTTAACGTTTGCCCTTTCTTTGCAGACTTTTCAAGTTCGGTTCCGGTATCGTTAACACTTTTTCCAACATTAGCTAATGCAGTCCTTAATAATGTTGCTTCTTTTCTTACTGCACCAACACCATCATTAGCAACATTCTTTGAAGCCTTTAATAACTTTACTTCTTCGTCATACAATGCTTTTATTTGGCCTTTTAATTGTTCGGCTGACTTCTTTGTGGCATCTAATGACTTAGATACTTCTTTACCTCCAAATGCTTGTTGAATTGCCTTACCTGAATTAGCAAAGTCTTTACTTATTTGTGCTGAAGTTTCGTTTGCTGATTGTTCCAACTTATCATTCGAACCAATGGCAGTTTTAATCTGTGCATTGTACCCGTCTAATTCAGCACCAAATACAACTATTACTTCATCTGCCATCGCGTTTAAATTTAAAGTATTTTGCAAATATAATTAAATATTCTTCTAATGTAGTAGATTGCATTTCACTTAGTGACTTACTGCAATATTGACCAATATCATAAAGATGTTCCTTAAAATCGCGCTCCTGTTTTGCTATTCGAAAATTGACATCCAACTCTCTAACATCGCCTTCAATTCCTTTTGTTTCCTTAGATTCTCCTCCCACAATATTTGCAATTCTGTTTCTGAAATACCCGTTAACCCTAACAGCGGCTGTATGGAAATTTTCAAAAAAAAAGCGTGTGGGCTGCTTAACTCAATCTCTTTACTAAACACATCCAACTTATGTTGGTGGTAATCTTCGCTAATCTGTAAAGGATCTTCTTTTTCTCCAATGACTAACATTGCTGCAATGTTCAACAGCAAATCTTTGTGAATGACATCACCCTTTCTCATGCGCAATATGTTTACACATGCAGCAACTTTTGCAGCTTGCTTTGGATCCTTCAATCCAGATTGAATACATGTTTCCATTACAGTTAAAACGCGCTCCAATTCTTCACCGGATATTCCCGAACTTAAACGTTCCAAAAATCCTTGCACCTTGCTGAATCTTTCAATTGGTTGTGCAAGGTCTGAAGGAAAGGTGTAAAACTTTTCACCATTGTTTGCAGTAAACAAATACTTCAACTTCCCTTTGTATTCGTTTTGGGCTTTTGTCGCCCTCCATTTTCTAATTAAGTTTACCATTTGTTAGCTGGACATTTTTCTTGTTTAACTCTAGTTTTCATTACCAACATGCAACCGCATAACTTGCAGAAACCCGCTTTATAATGTGCGCATGGTCTGCAAATATTCATTCTGTCGTCTTTTAATTGCATTGTCTTTTTATCGTTCACAGCCATTAAATAAAATCCTTTTGGTAGGTTAGTTATACTCATAAAAAGAAACGGTCTGGATAAGCTTTAATCATTAGTTTATCTAATTCATCATACAACATGGTCACCACAATTGGATCGCATCCAGCAACCTCAATGTATGTGCAATCGTATGTTCCTGAATAACCTTGTTTAATGCTGTTCGTTTCCCTATAAGTTACAATAGAAGATAAATCAATTCTAACTTTAGAAGTTTTCATTGTGGCCACCAACATTTCATTGTCATCTTCATGCAATGTGGAATCTACAACAATGCACTTGAACGATTTGTATTTTACCTCGCTCATATAACACCAAAGGTTATTTCAACACATTCAAATGTTTCTTCATCAATGGTCAATTCCAAGTTTGGTTCCAATGGTTGAAGCCTAAAAAAGAAACGATACGGAACGTTTTGTGAAAAGTATTCTATTTCTTCAGGTTCAAATATTAATTCACCTGTAAGACTTGACACAATTAAGTATTGGTCAACACGCCCGCTTGCCATGTTCAAAGCAAACATTGTAACCTGTGTGCTAACTTCTTCAATGGTCCCAAAGTTTAATTCAATTACACATGGATCCACTACTTTCATTTGGTAACAATCGGAACTGCAGCAATTCATCATATATATTTTTTTAAGTAGGTATTGCAAAGGTATCTAAAACAATCCAAGAAATCTGCACGTTGCTCCAACTTATTTCTATTCTTCTTCAATATCTCACCGTCTGCACCACATTCAACTTTTAAACAATCACTTATCAATCCTTTGCAGTTTGGACTTATCAATACTTTTAACCTTCTAAGGACCGTGTTACAATCTGCACGGGAGTTACTATGTTTTGGGTTTGACTTAACTTCAAATTGCGTTTTAGCTATTGCAAGCTCACGCATTATTTGAATGTACAATGAAGCATTATCACGTTGACTAATCTCACCACGGTTCCCCATCGCATCACCAGTAACACGCAACTTAGCTTTAGTAAATCCATTATCAGATAAATACTTTTTAATTGCGTCACACATCTTGGAGATATTCCCATTCTCAATTGAGATTTCTTCAAGTATGTTTGTTTCACCTTTAAATTCTTGGGCAAAGATTGCACAGAATGGATTTAAGTTAAAGTCAATTGATAGTATCAAAGGTAAGTTTGTGTTTGGTTTAAGTGGCACCGGTGACACGTGCTTATTCTCAATGAAGTCATCCAAGAATGGATTGTTAACCGGAACATCTACTTCCCAATCACCTTCAACAAATTGTTTGTACTTGTGAGGTGGAAAGTTCTTTGTTGCTTCCAAGTATTCAGGTGTTAAGTATGGGTTATCCGTTACCCTTGAAGGTATGTACAACCACTTATCTGGAAGTGTTCCGGCAATATACTTATCATACACTTCCTTCTTAACCCAATTCTTTGACGGGTTACATGTTGCAAGGATCATGGGCTTTGGTCGTGGGTTACATTCCCACCGTCCAATTCTCCCAAATGAAGTTTGAAACGTGTCAATGCTGCATTCGTTTATTTCCTCAAACAAGAATCCACAAACTTCCAAACCTCTTAACCATTGCAGGTCCTTATCATTATTAAAGTTCTCACCTTTAAAAAGTATTTCACTTCCATTTGGATGTACATAATGAAATGGACTTTCAAACAATCTACCTGGTGGATTTAACTTCCTGAATGAAGGAATTGTTGTGGACCTAATCTTTTCCATGTCCTCCCTTACAACACACCATCTAGACTTTGGAAACAACTTACACATGATCAATAATGCACTTAGCCCCCAAAAAGTTTTTCCACCACCCATGGCACCGCCAAACAAAATGAAAGTATATTTTTCAGAAGCAATTGCATCCATTGCTTCACATTGCTTTGGTGAAAGTGTAATTATATTGGTAATTCCTTGTCGCCCCACTTAAATACTTGGTTTATCTTTTCGCCTCCAGAAGTAAGATCCGTCTGTTCTTTTAAGCCTAATGTCCTTGAAATAATGTTAGCATCTAGCATTTTAGCAGCTGCACCCGTCCATTGTTGTGTGTAGATTGTGTCCTCTATACACGTAATGATAGCGTTAAAATCTTTTTCACCTTCCTTCAATTGCGCTTTAAATGTTCTGAAATATCCTTCATTTGCATTAAGGTATAAACATAATCCACGCAAAGAAAAAGCCCTCATTATTGGCTTTTGAACTTCTTTAGCGTCCTTACCTACCCAATCAATCTGAATAAGTGGATTTTCAACGCACCATTCAAAGTATTCACATGCAGCTTCCCACATAAGTTCTGGAGTGGCAAATAATTTATCCCTTCCATGCTTACTTCTATGCTTCCAAAATTGATTTCCTATTGGTGCTGCCATAATACAAATATACAAAAAAATAAAGCGCAGAACCAATCACGAAACTGCGCTTTTAAATTAATCAAACCTCAACTATGTTTTGCAAAGGTAAATTAAGTTTCTGATAATGCAAGTAACCTTGTGTGTAAAATATCACTTGTTGCGCCTGTTTCTACATTTTTAATGGTGTGGATGTGTGGCTTTACGTTTGTGGCCACAATTTCAAAATTGACACCATTGTGAGAGAAATAACATGAATCAATAGTAAGTAATCCTATTTGCTCTTTAAGTGGTCTGTATAATTTGCTTGACATAGTTCTGGAATGTTTCTAAATTTCTAATTACTACAACTTGCCCTTGGTGGTTACTTATTGCTTCAATCCACTTTACTTGGTTTTCTGATAAACGCCCCGTTTCAATCTTTAGTTCAATGAAATGCATTTGTCCTTTGTAGAAGAAATGAAGATCAGCAACACCAGGTACAAGCCCAATGGCTTTAAATTTATTAGCTTCACTTGCGGACCGCTGCCCACCATTTGGGACATGCCACAATAGCCCGCGTAATTCAGGAAATGAATTGTGGAACCATTGATAGCAATCTGCTTGTAAACGTTCTTCTGAAATGTTCATTAGGCAAATATATAAAATTATTTTGCTGCCAGATAGTATTTTCATCTGTCAGCAAGGAAATGCTTGTTAGAGTAAGGCTTTACAACATTTGCTGACAGCTGACAGATGTTTTTGTGTTTTTGACATTTATATAAATAACTATATAAATAATTTAGTGTAAATAATATTTATTTTCTATTATAGTTTTTAATTACTTTTATCTGTCATCTGTCAGCAAATAGAATATAAGTGTTGATAGAGTAAGAAGATAGCGCAGACAGATGTGCTGCCAGATGAATTTTATCTGTCAGCAATGGCAGCAAAAAAAAAGCCTCTCAAAATCAATTGAAAGGCTTGTGTAAGTAGGATTGTAGAAGTTAAAACGGCAATTCGTCTGAAAGTTTTGGAAAAAATGCGGGTTCAATTCCGGCTAACATTTGTGCAGCATTTTGAGAAAGTGGAACGCAGTAATAAACTCTTTTTGCTTCATGTCCAATTCGATCTTGAATAAATCCAAGTGCTTTTAATTCGCGTCCAACAACAATTGGAGAAAGTTTTTGTCTAGATTCTGCTTCGATATAAACAAGTATGTCTGTTGTAGTAAGTGGTGTGCCTTTTTCTTTTGTTGTAGGATTAAAATACTTTTGGATAAGTTCCTTTGCTGTGGATGGTGTTGTGTACTTGTAATCGTGCTTGTTTAGGTATAAAATATCTTCTTTGGATAGTTCGTAGTTATAACCTGACTTATAAAGGTTGTAAGCTTCCATAAATAATGCTGTTTTATTTACTTGGTTGTAAGCTTCAAAGTCATAACCTTGGAAATCAATTACAATGTTTCTTCTGTTTCCTGTAATGTCGTTTAAGATTTCTTCTAGGTTGGTTGTTCCGCATAACATTGCAAGTCGTTGTAAAGTTACATTTCCACGTCCGTAAGGTTTACGAATATTAAAGAATTGCTTTGAGCTGGTAGACTTTTGATGCTGTTCATCTTTCTTTGACTTGCCCCCGCATTCATCGTCAATAATCAATAGCATTTGTGTCATTAAAAGGTAAAAATCCACATCTTTCATACCAGGTGAAACTTCGCCAATGTATTTATGCAATGGTTCTGGAAGGATTCTTCTTAAAAATTGTGTTTTACCAGAATTTTGATTTCCCTGAAGAATTAACATTAATGGTGAATGGTGGCCGTGGATGGAAGCAATCATTGCAACAAGCCATTTTGTAATAAAGAATTCGGCAAAATCAGGATCAATTGTTTTTATGGTGCTTGCAATGGCTTTAATGTGTCCTGTTGAGGTGTAATGTGTATTTGACGAAATAAACTCCAACAAAGGGTTAAATGAAGGTATAAAGTTAGAATGTATGAGCTTGTCAAATATGCTGAATTGCGCTTTTGGAATTACTTTTAGGATTGCAATGTACATTGAATTGATTTGTTCTTCTTCCTGTGGCTTTGTTTGGTCCTCAATTAACTGAGTAATGATATTTTTTTTAAGGTCGTAATTTGAACGAATAAACAATTCCATTTGACTAACAATGTCCAATTGATCTGTTGGAGTGTTGGAACTTGAACTTATTTTTTCAATTGTTTCGGGTAAAACCGTAATATCTTCAAATTTCTTTAAATTGTTAGATATTGTTGCGGCTGATAGCCCTGCAGATTTACCTTGCTTTGCAGCTTGAATTATTTTCTTACT